ATAATCCAATTGATGAAGAAGTAGTAGAAGCGAAAGCTACAGAACTACAAGGCGAGTACAAAAAGTATAAAGCGGAATAATTGTTATGGCTACACTAGGAGCCACAATTTTTCTTTTTTTACTCTTCAAACATTGTATTATTGATCTTTACTTACAAAGTTTAATTCATTTCAGAACAAGAAAATCAGATTACTTTTCTATGTCAGCACAAATACATTATGCTGAACATGGTGTTGGTACTTTTTTTGTTTTATGTTTTTTTATTCCATGGCCAATGGCATTTGTTTTTGGTTTAATAGATTATCTAGCACATTGGCACATTGACTTTTTTAAATCAAAAACACAAAAACGTTTAGGTATTGTTGCACCAAGTAGAGGTTATTGGTTTTTATCATCAATTGATCAAGCAGGTCATTACTTAACATATTATCTAATTGTATTATTAATTTCATAAAATAGTTAAATATTTTTATGATACTGTTTCCAGAAAGAGTAACTACACTTAAAATATATTATTGGATGCCAGATTATGAAAACATCATACAACTATTCATGTGGCAGTTTGATGACATTCCACCTGAATTTAAAAATGCTCATAGATTTTTAAACCATTGGCATGATAACATTGATGCTGTAATTTCTGAAGTGTTTTTAGCATATTCAGGAAAGTATAAACAAGTAGAATTCAATCCTGTAGACGATATTTTTAAAATTCATTAAGTACGCATTTAATTAGCATAAATACAAGTATGGCACGTAGTAAAGTATTAGAAGGCAACCTTGTCAAAAAGGCATACGCCAAAACCAAATACACAGCAAAACAAATCAGAGAATTAAAAAGTTGTGCTGATTTAGAAAATGGTTATATGTATTGGATGAAAAAGTATATGTGGATACAACATCCAACACGTGGTCGTATGAAGTTTAGACCTTACAAGTTTCAAGAAGAATTATTAGAAGCATACAATGGTTATAGATTTAGTATTGCCATGTGTGCGAGGCAAACAGGTAAAACAACCTGTGCGGCAGGATACCTATTGTGGTATGCAATGTTTCATCCGGACACATTAATATTAATTGCGGCACACAAATATCAAGGTGCACAAGATATTATGCAACGTGTGAGATTTGCATATGAAGAATGCCCAGATTATATACGTTGTGGAGTAACAAGTTATAACAAAGGATCGATGGACTTTGACAATGGTTCAAGAATTATAGCACAAACAACCACAGAAACAACAGGACGTGGTATGTCCATATCAATGATATACATGGACGAGTTTGCATTCGTTGAACCACAAAACAAAGCCAGAGAATTTTGGACTTCACTATCTCCAACACTATCAACAGGTGGTAAAGCAATTATTACATCAACGCCAAACAATGATGATGATTTGTTTGCACAACTTTGGAGAGGTGCTAATAAATTACAAGACGAATATGGTAATCCTGCAGAAGTAGGATTGAACGGTTTTAGACCAACGTTTGTTCACTGGAGCCAACATCCTGAACGTGATGAAAAATGGGCTAAAGAAGAAAGACAACGAATTGGTGAAGAAAGATTTAGACGTGAGCATGAATGTGAGTTTATTGCATTTGATGAAACACTTATTGATGGATTAAAATTAATTACACTACAAGGTACACAACCTATGATAAAACATGGTCAAGTACGTTGGTATGATAAAATTAAAAAAGGTAGCACCTATGTTATAGGTTTAGATCCTTGTTTAGGTACAGGTGGAGACTTTGCCGCTATTCAAGTTTTTAGTTTACCAGATTTCAAACAAGTTGCTGAATGGCAACACAACAAAACTCCAATCCAGGGACAAGTTAGAGTAATGCACAGCATACTCAAAGAAATAGATCAACAGTTACGTGAGTTAGGCACACCTAGTCCAGAAATATATTGGACAGTAGAGAATAATACACTAGGTGAAGCGGCAATCGTAACTATTGATGAAATGGGCGAAGATAAATTTCCTGGTTACTTTTTACATGAACCACGCAAAGGTGGACAACAACGTAGACAAGTACGTAAAGGTTATAACACCACAAACAAATCAAAAGTTACTGCTTGTACAAAATTAAAAGCATGGGTCGAAACAGATAAAATTACATTATCATCAAAACCGTTGATCAGAGAATTAAAAGTGTATGTTGCTAAAGGAAATAGTTTTTCTGCTAAATCAGGCGAACATGATGATTTAGTATCAGCATTATTGTTGGTAGTACGTATGACTGACTTCTTAACAAGGTATGATGCTACAATGGAAGAGTCATTAGGTGCAACACTTGATGATGACGATGATTACAGAGAACCAATGCCAATATCGATTGGATAATAATGTTTAGTTTAGATACATTAAAAAACGTAAAAGTTGAAAAAGATCCGTGGGATCATATTATAATTGAAAATTATATTGACAATAAAACTGCAATTACACTCAGTAAAAAGTTACAAGAAACTTTTGATTGGAAGCATGATGAACATCCTGATATGAAAGGATTTGTTCAAGTTGCACATAACGTAGAAAATTTTGAATATTTTAATAGTGAAAATTTTTGCAAAGTGATTGTAGAAAAATTTGAACATATATTACCAATTAATTATTTGGCAACTCAAACAAATACATGGCATATTCAAGGAGCAAGTTTACCAGCACATACAGATATGCATTGTCTTCCAAATACAAATAAAAAAATGAATACAGACTACAGAAATTGTTTAACTTGGCAATTGTACTTGCCTGATACTGATCAATATCCACAAAGTGGTGTTTGGCTACATGGTGGTTGGAATGATGATACAAATAGTTGGGAAAAAGTAAAGCAAATTTCATGCTTACCAGGTACATTTTTTGCTTACATAAATACCAGCAAAAGTTACCACTCTGTGCCTGAACAAAATGACCAGTTTAATAGGGTAAGTCATATGGGTAGAATATATTGGTAATATAGGATAAATAATAGTATGGCAGTAAATTTTGACACAGTTTCAGATAAAGTTTTTAAAGTTATCAAAGGTAGTGGGCATGATGTAAAAATGTATGACTCAACTACTGGTGATGAAACTGTAGATCCATCAAAATCACGTTATTTTTATGTAAAAAATCCAAATTATATGGTTAATATTGACGATGAAACTGGAGAAATCAAGTTTCACGAAGGGTCTAACGATAATGTGGCTACAAATTTAAAAAGTATTATAAATAACATAAAGCATTTAGCCAAAGGTTATATGCTTGATTTTGACCACAGGCAGTTTGGTAAAGAATTAAAGCCAAAAAATTATGCTTGGAGGGTTGAACAGAATAAGGGTACACAAATGGCAGACGTTACAACAGAAGGTTATACACCACTACAAGGGTCAACAAAAACAAGTGAACAAAAACTTGAGGGTGTTAAAGTGATCGTAAGACACAACAAAGCAGTTGACGAAACTAGCAGAGGTGCTAGATCAAGAAATATTCAAGGTATTTTTATTGAAACTTCAGAAGGTGAAAGATTTAAATATCCACACATTCATTTAAATGGTGCTAGAGCAATGGCAAGACACGTACACGCAGGTGGTAAACCACATGACGAAGTAGGTGAAGCAATTGTTGAGTTATCAGAAACATTAGCAAAATTAAAAGAAGTTACAAAATATGCAAGACGTTTTAGCCAAGTACAAGAACAAGCGGCAGATATTTTACCATTAGTAGATAGTAAAATTGCCAACGTAAAATCACAAATTCACAAATTAACAACAGCAGGTGGTTACACAGACTTTGTTGAAAGTTATAAAAAAGCTGAAGCAAAAGATTACAGCATTGAAGCATTAGAAGATTTAAAAAACAAATTTACTGTTACAAAATTTGATGAAAAGATTAGTGAAGTACTTCCATTATTACAATCAATTATGGATGAAGCAAAAGCAGAACAAGACAATTCAACAGAAGCAATGATGCAAAGAATTTCACAAAAATTAAAAACAGGTGAACCTGTTGAGTTATTGTCTCCAGCAAAAACAGATTATGATCCAGAAGAAGTTGGTGCATTTAAAGATAATGCAAGTGCAATTTCTTTTAAATTAGCTGACATGGCAGGTAAAATTAAAGATGATGAAATGAGTGTATTCCTTTCAAGACTTTCTGACAAAATTGGTCATATGCACAGAAGTAGATTTGAGCCAAGACCAACAAGACAAGAAATGGATTTAGCAAAACAAATTATTGCTATGTCAAAAATGAAAGACGTTACACCAAATGAAGAAATTGTTCCAGATGCAGTTGCTGAAATTGAAGAAGCAGTAAAAGAGTTTGGTACAGATGAATCATTTTTTGAAGGTGAACCAGCATTAAAAAAAGATGGTACTGTAGATAGAGCATTTAAAAATGTTATGTCTTACATTGGTAAAGATGTAAACAGACAATTAAGTTACGATAAATGGTTAAAACAAGTTAAAGGTATTGAAAGAGGTGCACGTGGTATTAGTGCAGATCAACACATTAAGTTTTCAAAAGAATGGAAATCATACAAAGGCGAAAATTCAATCACTCAAGCAGATTTAGATTCAGAAAGATTTGCAGAATTACATGATTACGAAGAATATAAAGATGCAGTAATGAGCGACATTAAAGATCCTAACAGTATGTATGCAGGCAAATCAAAAGATGAAATAGTTGCAATGTTAAGAAAAGAAGCAGACTCAATTGGATATGCTGATATATCAGATGGCGACAGACATCCATCAGAACCAAGTTGGTTAACTGCTATTGCTGACGAATTACAAAATGAAAAAATTGAAGACACTACAGAAGCAAGTGGATATGAAGGACAAGATGAAGCACACGCACACCAAGTATCATTAGATGGTGATTGGGATCAAGACAGAGGTGTGTCAGATAGAGATTGTTCAGATATTGAAGAAGCACTTGCTAAAGTTGGAATTAAATCACAATGTGAGCCAGATGAAATGAGACAAGGTGGCGTAGTTATTCATACAATGGCGGACAGAGATACTACACTTGATGCTTTAGAAAAAGCAGGTGTTGGTTTAAATGAAACTCCAACAGAAACAGAAACTCCAGAAGAAGTTAAAAGAATTAAAGATCTAGCAGGTCTTTAATATCCTCCCGTAAAGAACCTAAGGCTCCTATGCTATGGTTCTTTTTCTTCAAAAAACCACTTGACAAATTCAAAAAGAATAAATATAATAGTAGATAATGTTAAACAAAACATTATTTAATTATAGGCTAATACAGGCAAACATAGGCAATTAAGGAGGCAATATTATGGCTACATTGGCAGAAATAAGAGCAAAGCTTCAAGAACAAGAAGTAAAACGTTCACCAAATGCTACAGGAGGCGACAACGCAATTTATCCGTTCTGGAATATTCCTGAAGGCACAACAGCAACATTAAGATTTTTAGCAGACAAAGATCCAAACAATACTTTCTTTTGGGTTGAAAGACAAATGATCAAATTACCATTTGCTGGTATCAAAGGTCAGTCAGAAGCTAAACCAACTATGGTACAAGTTCCTTGTATGGAGATGTGGGGAGAACCATGTCCAGTATTGAGTGAAATTAGACCATGGTTTAAAGATCCGCAATTGGAAGACATGGGTAGAAAATATTGGAAGAAAAGATCATATATCTTCCAAGGTTTTGTTGTAAACTCTCCATTAGAAGAGGATTCAACTCCAGAAAATCCAATTAGACGTTTTGTTATTAATCCATCTATCTTTAATATTATTAGATCAGCATTGATGAATCCAGAAATGGAAGATCTTCCAACTGATTTGGATAAAGGTAGAGAGTTTAAATTAACCAAAACTACCAAAGGTGGATATGCTGATTATTCAACATCATCTTGGTCTTTCAAAGAAAGAGCATTACAAGATAGCGAACGTCAAGCAATCAACACTAATGGATTATACAATCTTAGTGATTATCTTCCTAAGAAACCTTCTGCGGAAGATGTTAAAATTATCGCAGAAATGTTTAAAGCATCTGTAGATGGTGAGTTATATGATGAAAGCAGATTTGGTCAACATTATAGACCAGCTGGCATGGCATCATCACCATCAGCAAGTAAAACTGAAACTGCAACAGCGGCTCCAACAGCGGCTCCAACAACACCAGTTGTTGAAACTGCTCCAGTGGCTCCTGCGGCACCAGTTGTTGAAACTGCAACAGCACCAGCGGCACAGCCAGAAGTGGCAACTGCTACTGCTACAGCGTCAGCATCAGATGGTTCTAAAGCATCAGCTGAAGATATTTTAGCAATGATTAGATCAAGACAAAACAAATAAATCAAAATGTATAGTGCATAGGCAACTATGCACTATATTAACAAGGAGAAATTTATGGTAAGACCATTTGACGTTAGTAAATTTAGAAAGTCAATAACAAAAAGCATAGGTGGTATTTCTACAGGTTTTGATTCTGATCCAGTTGACTGGGTGGACACAGGAAATTACTGTCTAAATTATTTGATTAGTGGAGACTTTAACAAAGGAATACCACTAGGTAGAGTTACAATGTTAGCAGGTGAATCAGGTTCAGGTAAGAGTTTGATTGCATCAGGTAACATTATTAAAAATGCACAGAAGAAAGGAATATTTTGTATTGTATTTGATTCTGAAAATGCATTAGATGAAAAATGGCTACAAGCATTAGAAGTTGATACGTCACCAGATAAATTAATGCGTATTAATGTTGCAATGATAGATGATGTAGCAAAAACAATATCAGAATTTGTAACAAATTATAGAAATGATTATGGTTCACTAGATGTTAGTGAAAGGCCAAAAGTTATGTTTGTTATAGATTCATTAGGTATGTTGTTAACACCAACAGATAGAGACCAATTTACAAAAGGTGATATGAAAGGTGATATGGGTAGAAAACCTAAGGCACTTACAGCACTTGTAAGAAATTGTGTTAATATGTTTGCAGAATTAAACATTGGGTTAGTAGCAACAAACCATACATACGCATCACAAGATATGTTTGATCCAGATGATAAAATATCAGGCGGACAAGGATTTGTATATGCAAGTTCAATTGTAATTGCTATGAAAAAACTAAAACTTAAAGAAGATGAAGCAGGTAATAAAATATCAAATGTTACTGGAATTAGATCTGCTGTTAAGGTTATGAAAACTAGATTTGCAAAACCTTTTGAAGCAGTACAGGTAAAAATTCCATATGAATCAGGAATGGATCCGTATAGTGGACTTGTTGATTTGTGTGAGAAAAAAGGTTTACTTGTTAAAGATGGTAATAGATTGAAGTATGTTGACCGTTTAGGTAAAGAACACAAACACTATAGAAAAGATTGGACTGGTGAAACTCTTGATATGGTGATGGCTGAATGGGATAATCATGCAGTCGAAACACAAGAAACTGCTGAAGCGGAGGCATAATGACAGAGGAAATTCAGGTACTTATTGAAGCATGGAATAAATTAAAAAATTATATTCCAGCAAAAGATAGACTTGATGCGGCGGTTGCCTATGTCAATATTATTGATGAGTATGGTGCTGATGAACAAGATTGGAGAGAAGTGTTTTCTTCGTCAAGTCATCTGCATCAGGCATACCAAGAAGTCTTTGGTGAATTGGAAGAAGAAGATCCATACAACGAAGATGAAAACGAGGATTATTAATGATTAACTGGTATGGTTTAGTTTCAAAAGATTTAGGTAAGTTGCCTGAATGTATTGATTATTATTTAAAACAATTAGAAGAAGCCAGAGTAGAAGCAGGACTTAAAGGAAATATTGAACGTAATGCTTCACAAATACCTGGAGTAGTTGAACATAGATTTAATCAATTGCAGGAAATTGAAGCCATACTAGAACATCTTAATATAGAATTACGAAAAACAAGAGCAAGACATTATAAAAAGTTTTTAGAAGCATACCAAAGAGCTTTAACATCAAGAGATGCTGAAAAGTATATTGATGGTGAAGATGAAGTTGTTGTTATGAGTCAACTTATTAATGAATTCGCTCTTGTGCGTAACAAGTATCTTGGTTTATTGAAAGCCATTGATGCTAAACAATTTCAAATCAACAACATTGTTAAATTAAGGGTAGCAGGATTAGATGACGCAGAACTCTACAGTAGAAACACAAGGTAATTGGAAAAATCACGAAGACGATCCTATGGAACAAATGCGTAGGACACTTTTAGCCAAAGAAAGTGATATTGATTTACTTAAAAAACAAATACAAGAGGAAACAAAAGAAAAATATTCTTTGTATAAACGTATTGTTGAGTTAAATGCTGAAATTGAAAAACTTAAGAATAGTCTTTAAGTGGGCCACCATAGTGTACAGAACGTACTTTTTTACCTCTTAATGATTTACCTTTGAATTTTTTATCAGTTTCTCTAGCACGATAACCCTGTGCTTTACAACTAGATTCATCAGATGCACCTAATTTTTTGTTGCTTCTGCATACAGAACCAGGAACTGGCCCTTTCCATTCTCCAATAATATCAATAAGTTTCATACATTTATTTATGCTAAAAACACCATTGACAAAACTTATAAATATGCTATAGTATACTATGAGATTTATTAAAATAATACTTGTAATTTCACTACTTTTATTACCAACTACAACACTTGGTAATGCTATAAAAAAAGTAGATGTATTTACAGTTCAAAACAACGAAGACTTTGTATTAAAAATATTTTCATGTGTTAAAACACTATACACTGAATTTCCAAACACATATCCATTAGAAAAACAAGTACCATTTGATTTAATTGTGGCCATGGCGGCCTACGAATCAGCATGGGGACAATCAAGATTTGCAAAAGAAGGAAACAATCTATTTGGTATTAGAACTTGGGATCCGCTAATTCCACAAATGAAAGCAAAGCAAAGACCAAATGCTGAATGGGGAGTAAGAAAATACGAAACATATTGTACTTGTATAGTAGATTATATTCAAATATTAAACAATCATCCAGCATATGAAGAGTTTAGACAACAAAGAGCTTATGAATTAAAAAAATATGGTTATACAAATGCTTCTATATTAGCACAATTTTTAGTTGCCTGGTCAGAACTTGGAGAGCAATACACTTCAAGATTAAAACAAATTATTCTTTTGATACATGATCAAGGTTATTACAAAGGTTTGCCTGTAGACAAACGAGGCCAGATCATAAATTAAGTTGCATTTCAACAACAAATAAGTTATTATACAAGTATGTCCAAAATTACGAAATTAATTATAAAAGATGAAGTGAATGTGAGATTTGAAGGCCTAGATGTTATCACTAGGCGTAAAATATCTGACAAATTAAAATACTTTTTGCCGTATGCATATCATCTTCCTGCTTATAAGTTAGGTAGGTGGGATGGTAATATACGTTTTTGTGATATTGGCGGAAGAACGTACTTAAATTTACTTGATAAAATTTTACCAATTATAGAAGAGCAAGATTATGAAGTTGAAGTTGAAGATAATAGAGGTACACACGACTTTCAATTTCAATTAATTGATGAAAGTATACATTTTGATAAAACTTGGGGACCAAAACATCCATTGGCAGGACAACCAATTGTCCTAAGAGATTATCAAGTACAAACAATTAATAAATTTTTAGAACAACCACAATGTTTGCAAGAAATTGCCACTGGGGCTGGTAAAACAATTATTACAGCAACACTATCACAATTGGTACAACCATATGGAAGATCAATTGTTATAGTTCCAAACAAGTCATTGGTATCTCAAACAGAAGGTGATTACAAAACACTTGGATTAGATGTTGGAGTATATTATGGCGAAAGAAAAGAATTTGATAAACAACATACAATTTGTACTTGGCAAAGTCTTAATGTATTACTAAAGAAAACTAAAAAATACGAAGCTGAAGTTAATATAGGTGAGTTTTTGCAAGATGTTGTATGTGTAATGGTAGATGAAGTGCATCAAGCAAAAGCAGATGTGTTAAAACAATTGCTAACAGGTCCGTTTGCCAATGTACCAATACGTTGGGGACTTACAGGAACAATACCAAAAGAAGAATATGAAGTTGCTTCGTTGAAAGCAAGTTTAGGAGAAGTTATTAATAAACTGTCAGCAAGTGAATTACAAGATAAAGGAGTATTAGCAAAATGTCATGTTAACATTATTCAAACACAAGATACTCAATCATTCACAAATTATGCAAATGAGCAAACACATTTAGTAACTAATCCGCAAAGATTAGAATTTATAGCAGACCTAATTGATAAAATTAGAGCAGAAGGCAATACTTTAATACTTGTTGATAGAATTAAGTCTGGACAACTGTTGGAAGAACTAATAGTAGGATCAGTTTTTGTGCAAGGTAGGACAAAAATGGAAGATAGAGAAGAAGAATATGATAGTATTGCAACAGAACAACACAAAGTTATTATTGCTACATATGGTGTAGCGGCAGTAGGAATTAATTTACCAAGAATATTTAATTTGGTATTATTAGAACCAGGTAAATCTTTTGTAAGAGTTATACAATCAATTGGTAGAGGTATAAGAAAAGCAGAAGATAAAGATCATGTAGAAATATGGGATATAACGTCAACTTGTAAATTTTCAAAACGACATTTGACTACTAGAAAGAAATTTTATAAAGAAGCAAACTATCCTTTTACAATAGAAAAGGCAACATTATGAACATATTAACAGTTGAAAACGTAACGTATGATTTAAATGCAGTACCAAATGAAGTTGATGACTTGCAATATTGTGTATTAGATTGTACAAATCCAAAAGCATTGGATTATTTTTATATTCCACTTATATTTTTAGAGTCATTTAACGCACCAGCAGTTATTTTAGACATAGGTGGACAACAAATTGAAATGCCAATGGATTGGAGTATACTAGTTGGTGAAAAAGAACTTGGTATTTGTGAAATGGTACCATTAACAAGTTTAAATGATAGAGGATTTGAAGCATTTGTACACAATCCTTTTTCAGGATACACACATGAATTTCAAGAAGTTAAAATAGTAAATGTATTTCAAGAAGTAAAATGGTATTTTCCAAAGTTAAAAAATGGACATATCTTAACAGCACCAATAAAAGCAGGTAACAAACCAAGTTGTGTGTTTTTTGCTAAAGAGTTAAACCAAATACCAGATCAAATTCAAGTAGGAGACTTGTTATGATAGCAACAAAAGACCCAGGCAAAGGTCATTTTTACGTTAGTTTAGTTAAAAGTGTATTAAGAATAGCGGCAGGTGGATTTTTAATTACAGGTAACTTGCTTTTTGCTGGAATATTGTTTATAATAGCAGAAGTATTAGGGATATTAGAGGAAATAGTATAGTGCCAGATAAAAAAATCAATTTAAATCAAATGTTGTACAATATAGATATGGCAAATTCTAAATGGTATGACACATTAGACAGTGAAGAACGTAAATCTTTTTCGCCGTATACTGCAATGAGATTTACAAGCAATGTACAAGGACAAAAAGCATTTAAAGAACACTACATTTTAGCAATAAATGACTTTGCTAACAAGCATTTTAGTATAACACAAAAGCACGAAGGTGATTCAATGCTGTTTTGGAAGTTGTTATCACTGGCTGGTATTAAAAAGAAAATGTTTCATCCATGGGTAAAAGCACCTAAAGGTAAAGGTAAAAAAACTGCAATAGACAAATTGTTAACTGAATGCTATCCAATAGCAAAACGTGATGAAATTGAAGTATTAAAATTAGTTAATGATACAAACAGTTTAAAAAAATTAGCACAGCAACAAGGTTGGACTGATAAGGAAATTAAAGAGCTTGGTAAAAAATGATGTTTGAGTGCAAGTATTGTAATGCAAAATTCACAAAAGAATCAACATTAGCAGTTCATTTATGCGAGCCAAAAAGAAGATACCAGCAAAAGAACGAAAGATATGTGCAATTGGCATTTAGAGCATATCAACATTTCTATAAGCAAACAATGACACAGGCCGTAAATGAAAGATCATATGATAATTTTGCAAAAAGTAGATTTTATACAGCATTTACAAAGTTTGGAAGATACCTTGTTGATGTAAATGTTATTGACCCAACTGATTATGTAAATTATTTGATAAAAAATACAGTTAAGATTGATAGATGGCATTTAGATTCAGTTTATGAAACTTATGTAAAAGAGCATAGTAAAAAAGAAGAGGCCAGAAATGCAATAGAACGTGGAATACTAATAATGAAACGTTGGGAAGACGAAACAGGAAAGCCTTTTCATTTATTTTTAGAACAAATAACACCAAATAGAGCAGTACATTGTATTAGATGTGGAAAAATTTCACCTTGGATCTTGTATAATTCTAAAAGTGGTGTTAAACTATTACAATCGTTCAATGCAGAACAAGTTGCATTGGTAAATGAATACATTGATCCAGACTTTTGGACTGCAAAGTTTCAGATGGCAAGTCAAGATGTTAAGTTTGTAGAAGATGTATTAGAAAAGGCAGGCATATGACAGATGAAAAATTACACGGAACGCCAGAAATAGTGGCAAACATTGCACAGGAAAGTGATAACCAAGCAGTAAAAGAAAAATGGGAAGAACTTAATACATTAGTTCATTTAGTTCATAAAGATAAAGTGATAAAAAAGCAAACAGAAGCAACCAACTTGTCAAAAACATGGGAAGAAATAGATCACAGAATGAGATTAGTTAAAAACGCAACAAGAGGAACAGGATTAGATCTTGATACAGATGATTTAGATAACTGGTCGCCAGGAGTATCATATTCATTTGCAAATGATGATGGTACAATGGACAGTGGAACACTTTCAACTTCATTAGATAGTTTTCAATTAGACTTACCTATTGATATTGATGATGAAAAAGCCAAACAACAAAAAGATCCAAAACACAATCAATGGTAAACATAGCAAAAACAGATATTGATATTGATGTAAAAGACAGAGATGTTTTATTAAAAAAATTAAAACATATACCTGCTAGTATTATTAACAATGGTGAAATTAAAAAACATAATACTGGTGTTTACTTTACAGATATACCAACACATCCGTTTACTAATTCTGCAAATATAGATTATAAAGAAGCAGAAGACAGAGGCTATTTTAAATTAGATATATTAAATGTTGGTGTGTATGAAAATGTAAAAGATGAAAAACATTTACAACAATTAATTGATCAAGAACCTGATTGGTCGTTGTTAGAACATAAAGAAATAGTTGAACAATTATTTCATATACATAATCATTATGATATTGTTAGTAAATTAAAACCAACATCAGTTGAGCAGTTAGCGGCTGTTTTAGCAATAATACGTCCTGCAAAGAGAAATTTACTTAATGCAACTTGGCCTGAAATTGAATTAAATGTTTGGACAAAGCCACAAGACGATACATACTATTTTAAAAAGAGTCATGCTATTGGCTATGCTTTAGCAATCTGTGTGCAAATGAATTTAATGTCTAATCGTCAGTCTTCTTAACTAATTGAATTTGACGTCTTTTAATACGTTTTCTTATAATATTGTTTAAACTAGTTACAGGTCCAAAAACCAATTTAACATCTTTAGTAGTAAATGTTTTTAAACAATGTTGAAATTTAGTAAAATCACCTGCTAAAAATATATTAATTGGGATTACTCTGTTAGATTCCCACCACCATGTATCACCTAAACGTAAAAATTCACGTTTTTGATCTTCATTATCAATAACGTCATATACGTACATACTGGTAACAAAGTCGTCTTGATTTTGCATAATACCAACATATTCATTAGTACCATGTTTTATACATGATAAGAAAGGAAATTTATCTGTAAGTTCGTTATAATCCATCGCTCTATTATACTTGCTTTAATTCTATTTAGCAACATAAATATACATATAATTTGAGGAAAGATTTGTAATATGTCAATAAGTGTATATGTGTATAATAATACCCATACAGTGATAGTAAATACAAGTGCAAATCAAGGTAGTGTAACTATGTATGATAAAACTATAAAATTGTATCAAGGTATTGATAATACAGTAAAATTTGAATTAAAAGACAGTGATAGAGCTCCTGTTGATTTAACAAATATGACTGTAACAATCAATATTATTGATAGTAATAGCAAAGAAACTTCAATCTCAAGACCATTAACAATAACAAGTGCAACAAAAGGACTAGCATCATTAAGTTTAACAAGTGCTGACCTGTATAATATAGCAGATGGCTTATATAATTACAGTTTATATACTACAAATAATAGTAGCGAACAACAAATTGTATTCACAGATTTAAATCGTGCCGCAGTTGGAACAGTTGAAATTATAGAAGGTGTAATGCCAAATCCAGCAGAAACTTTAACTATGGAATGGAATCCAGGTACTAATGACGGAACATGGTATTATTCAAATGCAGTAGCAGGTGCATCAGAACGTAACTTAACAGCAAGTAATCATACTATTGCAGTTTATACATCATCATTTGTTGGTAAGTTTAAAATGCAAGGTTGTTTAACTGACACAGCAAGTAATGATGACAATGATTGGTTTGATATACCTTTAACAACAGGGTCAACTGAAGTAACATTATCTAGTTCAGATTCATTAGCACCTTATAGATTTATAAGTCAAGCAAAATGGATTAGAACAGCATATGATCCAGATCCATCTAACTCAGGAACATTTACTAAAGTATTGTTAAGGAATTAGTAATGGTTTCAAGACCAGTTTTAAAAATTGAAGAAATCCAAAGAAATGATTTCGAAAGAGTAATTCATGCAACTAATAGTGATGACAATTTTAGTTGTTATATTGCAATACACTCAACTAAAAATGGCCCAGCATTTGGTGGTGTAAGATTTTGGTCATACAAAGATGCACAAACACCTTATAATGATGTTTTAAATTTATCAAAAGCAATGACTGAAAAATGTGCTGTAGCAGGAATTCAACTTGGCGGCGGAAAAACAGTTGTTGAAGGTGTGTTACATAGAGAAACAGGAAACCTTGGAGTAGAACCAAAACGTATTATAGGTTGGCTTGGTGAAGCAATTAATTATCTTAAAGGTGATTATTATGCAGGATTAGATGTTGGCTTTGATTATACTATGCTACAAAATTTAAGAAACTTTACTGATTACACAGCAACATATTCAGATCCAGATGTTGGTAGTTCGTGTACAGCATATGGAGTTTATCATTCTATGAAAGCCGCGGCAGAATATAAGTTTGGAAATGATTCTTTAAAAGGTTTAAAAATTGGTATAAAAGGTTTAGGCAAAGTAGGATTTCAATTAGCAAATTATTTAAATGAAGAAGGAGCAGAGTTAACTTTCTCAGAAATAGATCCATTAAAAATAAAACAATTTAGAGATTTTAGTAAATGGAAGTTTAACGTAGTACCAACATATAATTTACACAAAGAAGAACTTGATATATATTCTCCATGTGCATTAGGTAATGATGTAAAATTAAGTATGGTAAAAGATATGAATTGTAAAATTATTTGTGGCGCCGCAAATAATCAAATTGATAATATTGATCCAGAAAAAACTGTAGAAGAATTAACTAAAAAAAATATATTATATATACCGGATAGTTTGGCCAACGTTGGTGGAGTATTTCGTTCTGCAGGAACAATATTGAAGTCAAGAGATGAAGCAGAATCATTTCAATTAATAACTACTATACATCCAAGAACATTAAAAATATTAAAATATGCTGAAAATTACAAAGTAACACCATATGAAATTTGCAAAGAAATGGGCAAGGCTATGTCAGGAGGTCAAAATAAATTTAAACTTGATATTAGTGGCCTAGGTGATGTAAAATTTGGTAACAATACCTTCACAATCTAATTGACTTTTTGTTAGTTTTGTTATAATATATAAGCATGAATCTTCAAAACACAATACTAACACATTTAAGCGGCAAAAGAAAAAAGACGCCAAGTGGATGGACAACAGTAAATTGTCCAATGTGTATTACTAATGGCCAGCCAAGGCCAGATACAAGATCTAGAGGTGGTTTTAGTTTTGTTGAGGGAATGGTATATCATTGTTTCAACTGTGGCTTTAGTACAAGTTATAAGCCAGGTAGATTGTTTGGTAAAAAGTTAGTTGGTCTTTTGAGAGGAATTGGTATTCCAGACAATGAAGTTAAAAGGCTTCAATTGTTAGCAATACGAGAAAAAGAAAATTTTAAAGACGAAATAGAAAAACCAAAACCAAAAATAAGTTGGCGTGAAATACAATTGCCAAAAGGTTCTAAGCCATTGGTTGAAGTTATTAAAAATGATTCTCCATCAGATGATGCTGTTTGGGTATACAAACATATTATTGATAGGGGACTAGATCATTATAATGATTTTTATTGGTGTAATGATACGTATTTAGATTTGAATAGAAGGTTTATTGTACCATTTTATTACAATGGTAGCACAGTTGGATATACATCAAGAATAATTGATAACAATCCAGATAAGCCAAAATATTTTACAAACTCACAACCAAATTATATGTATAATTTAGATGTGTTAAACAAAAAAAGAAAATATTTAATTGTTGTAGAAGGTGTACTTGATGCATTAAGTATTGACGGGTTAGCAGTATTGCATAACAAATTAAACCAACAGCAAATAGATATTATAAATGAGTTTCAAGGTGAAATTGTAGTTTGTCCTGATAGAGATAGAGCAGGTACAACGTTGATTGATCAAGCGGTTGAAAATGGATGGTCAGTAAGTTTTCCGCCATGGCATGAGAGCATAAAAGATTGTGCTGATGCTGTTAAAAGTTATGGCCAATTGTTTACTATAAAAAGCATCATTGAACATAGAGTAAATAATAAAGTAAAGATTAATGTATTAAGAAAAATTGCATAGGAGAAAAATAATAATGGCAAATTTAGATAGAAAGAAAAAAGAAGATAAAGCAAAAGGACCAGGACCATCTTCCCCACCAATGCAACCAGGCATGATGATGTGGGAAGCAGGTATAATGTATTTTGCTGATGGATTTGATGCTAAAACAACAACACCAGTTATCAACACAATTATTGAAAAGAACTTACTACCAAATTCACAAAGACCAAAAGAATTAACACTGGTAATTAATTCACCTGGCGGGCAAGTACATTCAGCATTTGCACTGATTGACACAATGAAAGGATCAGCTATACCTGTGAAAACAGTAGGACTTGGTATGATAGCATCATGTGGACTATTAACATTTATGAGTGGTACAAAAGGCCGTAGGGTAATTACACCTAATACGTCAATACTATCACATCAATACAGTTGGGGTTCAGGTGGTAAAGAACACGAACTATTTGCAAGAGTTAGAGAATTTGAATTAAGCACTGAACGAATGATTAATCATTACAAAGCCTGTACTGGTTTAAGTGAAAAGAAAGTTAGAGATATTTTACTACCACCAGAAGACAGATGGTTAAGTGCCAAAGAAGCAGTAAGATACGGTATTGCAGATAAAATTGTTAAAACTTATTAAAGGATTATATGAACCAAACATTACTAATTATTTTTTTATTAGTATTAGGGTTATCGAATCTTTATCTAGCATATCAAATTATAGAGTTGCAAGTTACTGTAACAGAGTTGCTTGAAATGGTGTATGAAAATAGAACTGTATTAGAAATGTTAAAATTATTTGGAGTTGGAGTAGAAGTATAATGGAAGTTACGTTAGTTGATAAAATGGGTTCAGACCTAACTGTGGTAAATGCCGCAAGAGTTAGTTTTGGAAAAAACAAAGAAGTGTTTGAAGCATCTGATGAAAAGTTAATTTCATTTTTAGCAAGACATAATCATTGGTCTCCATTTGCACATTGCAGTTTGCAATTTAGAATTAAAGCACCTGTATTTGTTGCTAGACAGTTAGTAAAGCATCAAGTAGGTTTAAGTTGGAACGAAATTAGTAGACGTTACGTTGATTATGAACCAGAATACTATATGCCTAAAAACTGGAGACTGAGAGCAGAAGATAAAAAACAGGGCAGTAGTAATGAAACGATTGAAT